TCAGACGTTTGCAAATTACGAACAAGCAAGAGCCGCATTTTATGAGGATGAAGTCATCCCAATGGTTAACGGCTTGCTGTCTGAGTTGCTTAACTTTTTGCGTAAAGATTTCAAACTGCCGTCATCTTCTAAATAACCGCTATACACGCGCATGACGCGCCCGTTGTAATAAGGGTTGCGCGCCTTAAACTTTCCGAAAAACGAGCCTTGATTGATGGGGATATAGGTGCGGCCATCAACGTATGGGTCGATTCTAATATCAGAGTGTGGAAAGTCTCGTAACGTAATCTCGCACTGAGCCCGAAGCCCTAAACCCTTTCCTGCATCAATAACGGCAGGCGTGATATTAATGCCAACTAAGCAAGGTATTGCATCAAGTCCTACTGGTACTTTGCCGCTACTTGTTGCACAAAAACGGTAAGTTTTAACAGTGTTATTAAAATTAGGCGTATCTAGGCATGAGATAAACGTGTTGAAGCACTTAGCATCGCCTGAGCCTGTAGCTGTGCATGGTGACGTGCCGAACACATTGGCGCAAAAGTCCATATCCAATTCAACATACGAAAATGGCTGCCTTCCTGAGCTGCCAGCGCTTAAAATGATATTGTTATCATAAATGATAGAGCCATCGGGATTGTATTGGACTAATAGAGTATCTAACATTTATTTACTCATATATTACTGTTGCGTTTGCGCTTGTACCTGACGCGCTAACAATTGTTAATCCCGTGCTAAATGCTAATCCATACTCCAAACTACCTGTCGAATTAACAGTATCAACAGTAGCGATAACCGTTCCACTACCTGCCGTATTATCGTAAATTGTAAATGTATTCGACGAAACACCTTTAGTATTAATTACCAATCTTCGGAAAATTCCCGCGCCCGATTTAATAGTTGTTGTGCCAGTAGTGGTTATATTCGAAAAAGAAGAAGATTTATTTTTGACAGAAATATCAGAATGATTACTAGATAAAACGACAGGTGTGCTTGCTGACATTGTATTTTGGCCAAGCGCAGATAACTTAGCATCAATACTGCTTAATGTGGCTTGTGTTGCAGCTCCCGCAGGCAGCGGCAATGATGTCGCGCTAATTGGCTGAGTAACTGCACTTCCATCGACAGGGACGCGACCTGTAACAAGCGCAGGGGTTTTAGTGTCAATTGAAGAAAGGCTACTGTTGCCTGTTGTTTGATTCGCTGCCGTGCTTGCGCCAGTCGGCAGGCTAACTACACCCGATACGTTTGTTACATCCCAAGTTCCTGATTGAGTAGCTGCTACCGTACCAGACACGTTGGCGTTTAAATTTGCTGCTGTTGGTTGAAATACTGTTACGCTATCAGTCGCGCTTGCTAACCGCGTGAAGCTGACAGGACTTGTAACGCCGCTTGGGTCGACAGGAACACGACCGCTAACAAGAGTGGCTGTTTTACCATCAATTGAAGACAGACTGTTATTACCTGTTGTTTGTAATGCGCTTGTCGCCGCGCCTGTAGGCAAAACACTGCTGCTTACAACTACCGCGCCCGTGTTGACTGCTGTGATTTTAGAATCAATAGACGATAGACTGTTATTACCTGTTGTTTGCAATGCGCTTGTGCTTGCGCCAGTTGGTAACGGCAGCGAAGTATTTGTAAGGTACACCTTTGCTGAGTCACTATTAAAGCCCAAATAAGTGCCAGTTGTGTCAGAGCTTGCAAGACTTACAACCTGTCTGTGCACTATGCCTGCGGCAGTAGTAACAGTGTTTGTGTCTAGGCTTTTAGACTGAGCTGGTACAGCTACAAAATTATTGTTAATAGTCATTTAATCGTTCCTTCAAACGTCAAGCCAACCGAGCCATAACTGCGATTTTTAACTTTCCCATTCGTGAATGTTTTCTGAATGGCAAGGGAGTTGTTGCTCAATGGAGTATTGCCCCATGAGAAAATAAACGGGTACAAGACGGCATGACGACGAAACGGCAACCACGTATTTTCAATCCATGAATGGGTTAAATCTTCCAAATTGATTGTTTCGGTCTTAGTGCCGCTTCGCTCGATCGACGTGCCGAGATAAATACCGCCAATGCTTTTATTAACCGTGGTTGTGATTTCCTCATTCCACGTTTGCGGCATGAATCCACCATAAAAACCACGCTCAAACTCCATTTTTAAGCCAATAGCCATCACGCCAATTTTGACGGCACTTGCACAGGTAAACGTAAGACGATAATAACGAAAGGTAGCTGTATCAAGCTTGAAACAAATGTGCGGATCATCATTAACAACCTGACTCGCCAATGCTGTCGATGTATTTAGTTTATAACTGCCACTGTATACAGGTGGAGTGCCTGCGCTATCACGGGTCAATGTTACTAATGTGGTACTTGTTGCGAATGTCGGGTCACTTGAGCCTTTGATCGTGATTGCAGTACAGTTTTTAGTAAACAATTCATGGGCGCAAATGGCTACATAGTCGATATTAACCGCGCTACCGCAATCAATTTGCACATAGTTTGTGCCACTGGCAAACTGGACATAATCGAAGGCTTGCCAGTTTTTCAGAGAGTTGATATTGAAACCTGTATCAACGCCTGAAGCCGTTAAAGTTGGCGCTGCGGCCGTGAAATAGTTGTTATAGCCAATAAATGCATTATCAAAGCTCATCAATTAACCCTCAAGACTGCGCCGTCTTTGACTTCTTCATTGAGTCGCTTAATTAGCTCTCGAACCGAGTCTTTCGTGTACATAGTGTTATCGCTACCTGAAAGACCGATATTCACGAAACGCTGTTGGAGTGGTGCTTGTTCTTGTTGGCCTTGTGATGATGGTATTGATGGCGCACTGCCTGAGCCGCCACTTGAACCACTTGAACCACCACCGCCAAAACTGGCCGATTGGATAGCGCGAAGGTTTGCTAGTTGCGTGGCCAATGCAGCAGCACCAAATGCTGCACCGACTATAGGGCCACCAATTCCAGCACCAAACTCGTAAGCCTTTAAGACTGACGAAGGCACAAGCATCGCTGCTTCTGCCAATCGTGCTGCTTTGGTCAATTCAAACATCTTGCGCGAGTGCTGACTCATGCCACCAAAATCAGCCGCAAAGAATGACAATGCGCCCTGTAAATTTCCTTTTTCAAAAGCACGCTGCATGGTTTGGATTTTGTTGCCAGTTCCTAGAATTAGGTCGAGTCGCTTGGCCTGGTATTGTGCTTCGGCTTCTATCTTTATCCCGTTAATAACGTCTTGCAGGTCTTTTTCTGCTGTCGCAATATCCGTTAATTTCTGCATTTTTTCGATATGTTGAGCGTCCATTATTTCTAATTCAGTCATGCCGCCCTGCCGAACACCATCCATCAATATGCCCAACTGCTCCAAACGTGCTGCGTGCTGTGCAAATTCTTCTTCGGCGTTTTTGGCGTTAAGCTCTGCCTCTTTTTCGCTTTGCGCGTTAATATCTTCAATTATTTTGTCGTTAAACGCGCCATCTAAGGCTAAAACGCCTGCCTGATACTGTTGCTTTGAAATGAGTTTCTTGTCTAAATGCGACTGTAATTTATTAACATCATCGTTGTAGTGCTTCGACGCAAGCTCATCCTCGCTCATGTTCTTTTCGAGAATGGCATTAAGCTCTTTTTGAGCTTGTTCTTTGAGTTGCTCGAATTGTTTAGCGGCCTTTTCTTTGGCTTTTTTGTCCTTGTCCGACTCGCCCTCTTTCGTGTCTTTTTTCTTTCCACCAAAACCTTCTAAACGGTCGCCAGTGTTGTATTCCTTATTCCAATCACCAAGCAAATCATCTAATGCGCGGTCATTTTGAGCTTTGTCTTTGCGTTCACTGGCCTGTTTTGTGACTTTATCGCGTTCGGCTAAAATCGCTTCAATTGACTCTTGATAAACCTTAACACTCGCATCTAGGTTTTCTTTTAGATTGTACGTTGGCGACATTGGGTTAAGAAAATTAGCAATCTTGCGGCCGTAAATCTCAACATCAACAACCAATGCGGCAAACTCAACAGAAGCAAGCTGAACAAATGCTTTTATGTTTTGAGGTAATTCTAAGAAAGCATTTTTGAAGAACTCGGTTAACTCTCCGATAGCGTCTTGATTGTCGCCACTCCATTGCTCAATGATCTGAGTCATGGCTTCCGTGGCCGACTCAACACTATCAGTCCAACCGCTAAACGATATGCCAATCGCCTCGATGTAACCTTGCATCTCACCGCTTGAGAGCATCGAATTGACTTCGTTTAACGCATCACCAACAGCGGTAAACGCATCTTTTAGAACATCTGTGCCGCCTGCTTGGCCGAGCTGATAAAAGAAAGCGTCCCAAGAATCGCCCAAGTTAGCAATCGCACCGTCAAGCGAGTCCATGCGCTTTTTCATTGCACCGTCAAAGTTTACTTCACCAAGTTTGATTAAGTATTCTTCAATGGCTGCTGCGTTGTTTTTGACGGTTTCGGTCGTGCCTTTGAATGTAAAAGCGATGGTGTCGCCCTGATTCTTGGACTTAATGCCAAACTCTTTTAACCGCTCAAATTCGCCAGTGGCCGCATCAGCAACCGCCTCGACCATCTGCTTTAGGTCTTTACCTAATGCTGCGCTAGTGTCGCCGTATGACTTCAACGCACGTTCAGAAGGCGTTAAACCTAAATTGACTAATTGAGTAAATGCAGACGTTGCCTGAGCCAAATCGTAGGGTGTGGTTTTAGCAAAATCTTGGAGTGCGATAAACGCATCATTCGCACCTTGAGCCGAGCCTGTTGCAGTTTCAAGGCCAGCTTTTAAGATGCCAAACTCACGATTAACTTCAACTAACTTTTTCAGACCTTCAATGGCTGCGCCTAAGCTCAAGAACTGGACGGCCATGTTTTTAATGGCACTACTTGCCCCATTGCCCTGCTGTTGGGTACGCAACAATTGAGCATTAACCGCGTTCAATTGATTTTGTAGTTGCCCCATATCAGCGCGGATAGCAATGATTAGGTCGTCAGTTGTCGCCATGTAGTTCGTCCAGAAAGTCGCTTAATTCGTTAAATTCGTCCATTGTCATTGGGCGCGTATAAGCCTTACCTGTGCTTATTTCCATCTTCTCAAGGTGCGTATCCCACAATGCCCAAAACTCAAACGGCGTGAGATTCCATGCCTCTGATGGCTGAATATTTAAGTAAGTGACCGCGCTTGACCACAATTTCATCCAAACGCGGCCTTGCTCTACTTTTTTTCGTCCGACTCACTACCAACGGTTTTGATGTCCGTTTCCGTACCTGCGGTTAATGCTTTGGCTAAGAAGTGCGTAACGCTAGTCGTAACGCCAACTAAACCCGCACTAATAACAGCCTCGCCCACGCCGTCACGATTCCACCATGACGGGAATTTGCGACCATTGGCAGGGACGGCACACACTTGGATGATTGAAACAACATCGCCAGTCTTAAACGCACCGCTTGACAGGTCTTGACGCAAGAAGCCGATTGCTCCTTTATTCAAGACCGTTTCTAATTTGTCCAAGTTGCTGAATGTTGGGTGAAGCTCGAAGGCCTCACCATTCAGAATGATGTCAGTAATGCCACGACTAGACATAATTCACCCTTAAGCTGCTGCTGTGTAAGTGATTGCATCGGCACTATCGAACGTACAAGAGAAGGTTTCTTCTTTGTTGTATTCGCCGCCACGCTCTAAAGATGTCACCAAGAAGTCGCCAACAAACGTATCACCCAAACCCGATTCGAGTTTTAAGTGAAGGAATGTTTTGCCAACTGCCGCCGCCATCAAAGTCGTTTTGAATACTGCCGCATCGCTAACAATGCCTGAGCCTTTCAAGCTAATGCTTTGAACGCCTGCGCCCTCAAGTAATGTTTTCCACAACGTACCGTCTTTGTCGGTCACATCAATGGCTTCGTTGTTCAATGTCATGCCATCGCTGCGAAAACCTGCGATTGCTGTATAAACATCAGGGCCTGTAGAGACGCGAATTTTGATACGGAAATCTTGACCGCTAAACTTTGCCATTTAAGACACCTCGTTAATTAATAAACTGAAACGCATCACGCCATGTCGCGTAATGCCGTCGCTATCTGTCACAATCTCGCTGCGTAGAAAGCGACATAGAACACTTTGCTCTGTCGTGAGCGTTAAACTTGCGTCATGCAACAACGAATGAGCTTTATCCATCCAAGTGCGGATCTCTTTTGTGCCGCGATACTGCGAGCCAATGTGCAGAGTGATGATCGCCTCAAGCCCGTCATAATCTTTATCCGACCAATCACTTGTGCCGCCATCCTCAATCCAAATCATCGGGAAGCTAGAAACATCGCTTAATGACTCGCTAACCTTTCCTGTAAACAAAGCGTCGCCGTTCAAAGCAGCATAAACCGCTTTGAAGTAGTCGTTAAATAGGCTCATATTGGTCTTACACCCTGCATATCTCTAAGAGCTTGATTGACAGCATTTTTAACAATGCTAATAGCTTGGCGTTTCTTTGCGTCCAACCCTTTAAACATGAACGGACGCGGTGCTAGACCTGCTGATAAGTCGCCAAACTCTAATCGCTTGGCATAAGGTGCTATCGAGTGCAAAGAAATAATTCTAACTCTTAGGTTTTGCAAATCAGGCTCTACTTGAATCGAGCGAACCAAAAACCCTAAATCAGTGGCAGGGCTTTCACCTGCTGCCGATGCTGTATGTGTTCGGTTTGGATTTGATAGCGTGTATGTCTTGCCGCCCCGTGGTGACGTTTGAATATTGCGACGAACTTCTGTTGCGACGATCTCACCAGCAATCACCAAATTAGCTTCAATCCTGCGCTTTAATGCCGCCGTGAATTGAACAGATAGCGACATTATGCGGCCTCTAATAATCGTCTTGAGCCATCCTCAAGTAAGCGGTAATCGCCATCCTCAAGCAGTCTAAAATCTGGAATCGTGCGGACTGTTTGGCCGTTGGAGTCTAGCGTGAGTGAGAATATTTCTTCTTTGTTGTACTCGCCCGATGACTCCATCGACGTAATTTTGAACGCGCCCTCGTACACTTTGTTGAGATTTGATTCAATCCGAGCATTGATAAATGTTCCAGTTATCACACTTGAGCGAATAAATAAAAACGATGCCGAGTTGTTGCAAATACCACTCGCTTTAATGCTAATACTCTCAACACCTGCGCCTTCTAGTAACGTTTTCCACAAAGAGCCATCTTTATCGGTTACGTCGATTGCTTCATTGTTTAGCGTCATTGTCGTTGAGCGTAACGCAGCCAACAGAGTAAACGTGCTATCAATCTCGACATACAACCGAAAGAACTGGCCTTTTAATTTGCTCATGTTGTTGTCGCACCCCATAACTCACAAGTGATGCTATAAAAATCTAAGTCGTATTTATGTTGAGATATGCCAAGCACCCGAAAGTATTGCCCACGGTGCGAGATTCTGTATTTGTCAGATAGGCGGGTATCAAGCGTGAAGGCTTGTTTTTGGCGAATACTGAATGAAATTCTTTCTGAGTGTGTTTCTCGACCATGAATAAATGCGTTTTTTATCGATGATTGCCCTATTTTTGCTGCACCACTAGCAGCCGCCCACGCATTACCGAGCGATGTCCACGTCGTAACAAAGCCACCTTGACCATCACTGGCATTGGATTCAAGACCAATAGTGATCCGATACTTTAACTCGCCCGCGCTAATCGTCATACGCTAAACACCCGTAAATGACCAACCATCGACAATACGGAAGCTGGTATTTTTGCCGCCTCGAGATTGCCGCGATTATAAAAACGGTATGAAGTAAGCTCCATGATTGCGGTCTTTAGCGTCGCATCAATAGCCGAAACGGTATAAGTAAACGTGATTTTGAAGCCGTCAAATTGTAGATCGGGACTAAACACATCTGTTGGCGCAATGCGCCCTGTATCTTTTTTAACTGAGATATATGTATTTGCTGCAAATACGCCATCACTGTCGGCTATTTCTAAAGCTGCTGATGTAAGCGGTATCATTGGCGCATAAACTGGCTCAATAAATGAGTCGTAAGTCTGCGCCCACACTTGAGTAATTAATGGAATTTTTAAGAGCTTTTCTAATTCTTCGCGGCTTGATGTAATTAACGCATCAATAATACTATTTTCGTCGGTATTCTCAATTTTGGCATAAGCAACAACCTCTGCGCGTGTAACTAGCTCAGTTGACGATATAGAAACACGATAAGCCATTGCCAAAACCTCAATAAATGCGCGTCCTTGCGCGGTGTATCTTTAAGCCGTGCCAGCTTGACCAAGATCATATTTGATAGCAGTCGCACCAACTGTTGCGCCACTTGTTACGCTAGTCGATGTCACAACTAAACGAGCATAGCGGAAGGTTGTTCGCGCCAACCCGTAGCTAGTGACACCATTAGCAGTTACGGCAGTCAACGAGCCAGCCACAGTAGTGCTGTCAGCACTCGCCGCATCAGACAAGCCGCTATCATTACCGACCTGAATGGATGGCGTATAAGTGCCGTCTGTGCGTGCGCTAACGGTTAGCACCCACTCGACACCGCCAGCACCCTGCAAGTCAATGATTGCGCCATTGTTTGTGCTGTTGGTAGTGATTGCTGCGGTAGTACGGCCATTTTCAACAGAAATGGCATTGTGTAAATCACGAATCTGATTCATTACTGTCTCCTGAATTAAGCTTCAAAACTCAACACTTTGTAGGCTTCGGAATTGATAACATCACCACCCACACGACGGGTCGTGTAGAAGCCAACATAAGGTTTGTTGGTCAATGGGTCGCGTAAAATGGTGATTCCTTTTTTATCAACGATTTGATAAGCGTTGGAAAAGTCACCAAAAACGATGGACTTAGAAGCCGCACCCAATGAAGGCAAGTGATCGAAAGAAGCATCGACTTTTTGACCGAGAATCGTACCAGCCGCGCCTAATTGGAAGTTGGGTTGCCAAATGTACGCGCCTGTGTCGTCTTTCAATTTCATCACCTCACCCAAGGTGTAGCGATTCATTGCGAATATTGCACCTGCCCAGTATTTAGGGTGTAAAGCAGTCATCAGGCTAATCAAGCAGTCAGCAGCGTTTGGTGATGCCACGAATGCACCACTTGCACCACTCGCCACCTTCTGAACAGTACCCCATGCGCGTGATGCGTCTGTAGTTGTTGCGAATGTGCGCGATAAAATGCCGCGTGGTTTGCCTACGCCGTTACCATTGATAAATGCGTCTGCTTCGGCTTGACCAAAGGCTTCTGACAGTTTGCCGCTAATCCACGACTCGACATTGATTTCAGCGTCATCCAACATACGCTGTGTAGCCTGTGGGTTTGCGTAGATTTCATGCGCTGGCACTTTCCACATACCCAATTGAGTCGTGGCTGTAGCTGTACGAGCCGCTGTTTCACCAACCCAGCCAGTCGAGATAATGCCGTTGTCATTCAAGCCTTCAAGCGCATCACCGCTAATCGACTGCACCGAGGCATAGCGGCGCATTGGGCTGTAATCTTGCGCTTTTTTGATGATGCGACCACTGGTATCGCGTGGCACTAAATAACCACCATCGGGATTGGTCAGGCTGGATAATGACTTAGCATCTAAGCCACCTTCGCCACGACGCACCAAATGATTGAAGGCGGCCTTGATTTCAGGGGCAACATCATCATTTGACTTGTGATTGTCTGCACCTAAAGCATTTTGACGTTGCAAATCAGTCAAGCCTTTGATTGCATCGGCTACCTGTGCGTCAAGTTTTGCCTGAGCTTCTTTTAACTCAGCAACACCATTGTTTTTGGCAAGTTCTGCCATCTTCTGTTCGTTGGCTTCGCGCATGTCATGGACGCTTTTGCCCAAATCATCGACCAACTTCTTTACTTCTGCGAAATTTTCCATAGCTTTTAACCTGCTAAAGTTTGTTGAAAGTTTTTTAACGACTGCATTAATTCGCTCATTTCAGGCTCTGCATCGCGCACACCCTTAATCTTCGCTATTAATGTTTTTGACTCACTCCGACTTAATCCACAAACATCACGCAGGTAGATTTCGCACTCTTTGATACTGCCAAGATCAGCCGCTTTGACGTTGCTAAACTTGGCTAATTCGTTCATAGGGCAGGTAACAAAGCTGTACTCATAGAGAGATAGCTTTTTCAAAATGCGAATACCTTCGTTGTTGTATTCGCGCTCGTTTACCCAATACCCGATAGACAGCCCTTTGACCGCGCCAGCCTTTGCTAGAACGCGCGCCTCAGCCGCCTGTTGTACTTCTAAAATTAGTTTTCCTTCGACGTAAAGACCGATCTCATCTTCGCGCATTAGCGTAGTGACACCAATCGGCTCGTCGGTTTCGTGCTGCCAACAAACGGAAGGATAGTTAGTGCCAATGCTTGCCAAATACTCAGCAAACGCACCCTTGACGATGATGTCGTCGCCTTTGTCGATGTTGCCAAAAGTAGCGGCATAGCCTGAAAACGTGCCGTCATCGCCTACCGCCTTAATTTGGACTGGCAATGTAAAACTTTTATTCATGTTTATTCCTCTGGAACGTGATAGCCAAGTACGCATCGGCAGTTGATAACATTTGCCGCGCCGCCACTTGGGTCGCTCGGATATTTCATTTTTGAGCCATTGACGTTGAATGATTCACCCATTGGGATGATCTTGCCGTTAACGCTTCGATGTGAGTCTCTGACCCTGCCGTCATTCGTGCTAATCCATTCGATTTGCACATCAAGACCACTGTCTGTTGCTGCCATCTCTGCGCGTGTGAATTGCGAGACGTTTGCTGCCTTGTGTGTTTCAGTTCGTGCGATTGTCATGGCGCGAGATTTAGCGTTATTACCGCCTATCTTGTTCGCTATGGCCTTCGCTATGGTGTTCGACGTGATGTATTGCTCTGACGTATTACTGAGCGTCATCTGTTGAATAATGACTGCTGACGCACTGGCGATTGTCGTGTCTGCTATTTCGGCTGATATTGTCAGCACGTTAGCGGCTAACACACCTAAAATTTGCGACTCGATAGCTGTATCTTGCGTGTCAAAAACC